ATGAGACCGCGCGCAAGATGGTGCGCTATGGCCACATTGGCACGCTAGTAGATGCACCTGCTGATGGCGGCAGGCCGTATTGGGTGACCTACACACCACGCGACATCCTTGGATGGCGCACTGAGGCCAAGGAAGGCAAGCAGCAGCTGACCATGCTGCGCCTGCAGGAGCTGGCCAGCGTGCCTGATGGTGAGTACGGCGAGAAGGTGGTGCAGCAGGTGCGTGTATTGACGCCTGGCGAGTACCAGATCCACCAAAAGGATGACAAGGGCGACTTCCGCATTGTGGACGAAGGCCGCACCAGCCTTAGCGAGATCCCATTCAGCGTTGCCTATGCCAACCGCGTGGGCTTTATGGAATCACGGCCGCCGCTGGAGGATATTGCCGAGCTAAACCTGAAGACCTATCAGATTCAGTCTGACCTTGATAACCAGTTGCACATCTCAGCGGTGCCAATGCTGGCGTTTTATGGATTCCCAAGCAGTGCCGAGGAAGTATCAGCAGGCCCCGGTGAAGCGATTGCATTTCCTGCAGAAGGCCGCGCTGAGTACATCGAACCCGGCGGTACCAGTTTTCAGCATCAGTTCCAGCGGCTAGAGCAGCTTGCATTGCAGATCAATGAGCTTGGCCTGTCGGCAGTGCTAGGCCAGAAACTGACTGCCGAGACCGCTGAAGCAAAGCGCATCAATCGCAGTCAAGGTGACAGCACCATGATGGTGATTGCGCAAAATATGCAGGATATGATCGACAACTGCCTGCAGTTCCATGCGCAGTACCTCGGCCAGAATGAAGCCGCCGGCAGCTGCCATGTGAACCGTGACTTTATGGGTATCCGGCTTGACCCGCAGGAGATTACCAGCCTGCGCGAGCTTTACACTGCTGGCACCATCACTCAAGAAACCCTGCTGCAGCAACTGGCTGATGGCGAGGTCTTGGGCGATGATTTCGACGTTGAACAAGAACTGGAGGCCACGGCTAATGCGGGAATGGACCTACAACCTGCTGGACAGGCTGACCGACTGGCTAGTGGATCTGATGATTATGTTGGAACCGAAGAGGCCACGCCGCCAAGAGCTTGATTATCACGTCAGTGTGCTGCCAGATGAAATCTTGGCAATCATCCGCATTAGCTGGTACAAAGATGGCAAGCCCGATTCAATTGATGAGGTGGTATTGATGGAAGACGGCCAAAACGGGTATGACGCGTTTGCGGAAGTCGTGACTAGCGCGCTGCATCGCGGCGCCAATTTAAGCATCCGCTCTGGCCATAGCGCAACAGACTTGGGCATCATGCAATGACAACACCAGCCAGGCTGTACCGCAACGCGATTGACCTGAATCGCTATAGCAATAGCGTGGCTCGGCGTGTCATCAACGCATACAACGACATCATCATTGATGCAGTCAATCAGCTGCGCACCATTGATGATTTGGCAGCGCCGGTCAAGGCTGCCAGGTTGCGCGCCATCTTGGCGCAGCTCAAGGATTCACTGGCTGGCTGGGCTGGTGATGCAACAGAGTTAACGGTCACTGAGCTGCAAGGCTTGGCTGAGCTGCAGTCTGAATTTGTAGCCGAAGAGCTACGCAAGGCGCTGCCAGCTGGTGCGCGCACGGCGGTCAATACCGTGGAAATCAGCCCGCAGTTTGCGCAAAGCGTGGTCACAACCGACCCAACGCAAATCAACGTGGTTGCGCTATCGGATGATCTGTTTGCAGCAGTGCAAGGCGCACCGCAGACATTCAGCCTCACTGCTGCGCAAGGTGCCACCATTACGCTGCCCAATGGCGAGGTAGTCAGCAAGGCGTTCAGGGGCATTGCCGTTGATCAGGCTGAGCGATTTTCGCAGGTGGTGCGGCAAGGATTGCTGACAGGTGAAACCACGCCAGACATCGCCAAGCGCTTGATTGGCAGCCTGCAATTTGGCGAGCAGGCCAAGACCGTAGGGCAGCTTGTGGCAGCAGGCGGCCAGGCAACTGCCGTGGCCGACAACCAAGTCATGGCTCTAGTGCGCACCAGCATCAATCAAGTGGCCAATAGCGCCAGCCAGCAGGTGTATGAGGCCAATCAAGACATTACCAAGAAATATCGCTACGTTGCCACGCTTGATACCCGCACCACCGCAATCTGTCGTGCATTAGATGGCCGCGAGTTTGAATACGGCAAAGGGCCAATGCCGCCGCAGCACTTCAACTGCCGCTCAACCACGGTGCCCATCATTGATCCAGACATCCTGCCGCCGTCTACTACTGCAACCCGCGCTAGCAAGGATGGCCAAGTGCCAATCAACCAAAGCTATGGCGAGTGGCTAGCCAAGCAACCACGCAGCGTGCAGGCTGAAGCATTAGGACCAGAGAAAGTGCCATACTTCAACCGGCTTGCCAATAAGTACGGCCCGCGCGATGCAATTGCAAAGCTAGTCCGTGATGACGGTTCAGAGGTAACCTTGGAGCAGCTACGCAAACGATATGGACCTGCCAAGCCTTAGGCATTTCCAAAATGGCCTGATCGTCAGCGATCCTGTCGAAGCCTTTATTGACGGCAATTGGATTGCTGCAGTGCTATGCCAACGTGATGATGGCAGCCAATACTGGGCAACGCTTGACATGGCTAAGCTTGCATCAGTAACTGAGTGGCGCGATGCCGTTAAAGAAGGGCAAGTCACAGGCTGCAGTATCAGCCAACATCAAGACCGAGATGAAAAAGGGCAAACCGCAAAAGCAATCCGTGGCAATCGCGCTGTCAAAAGCCGGAAAAGCAAGGAAGCGTAAGTGATGGCCAAGAAACCTGGGCTTTACGCCAACATCAATGCCAAGCGCGAGCGCATTGAGCGTGGCAGCAACGAACGCATGGCACGCAAGGGTGAAGAGGGCAGGCCATCTGCTGCTGCATTTAAGGCTGCAGCTAAGACTGCCAAGAAACGCAAGCGCAAAGGCGTAAAGTAGGAGCGCACTCTATCCCTGCGGGATACGCATGTCTGACGAAAACCAGACCCAGGAGCCTGCGGCAACTGGTGACACTGAAGCGCTGCAACGTAGCGTTGAAGCGCTAGAACGCAAGAATCAAGAATTGATCGCCGAGCTGCGATCAGCAAAGAAATCACCGAAGCTACCCGATGGCGTCAACATCGACGAGCTGCTTGATTTCAAGCGCAAAGCCGAACAAGCCGAACTTGAGCAACAAGGAAAATACTCCGAAGCAAGGCAAGCTTTGGAGCAGCAGTACCGCGAGGCGACGGCGCAGAAGGACCAGCGCATCGCAGAACTCGAGTCCCGTGTCCGTGAGTTGGAGCTGGTCACACCAGCCGTGACCGCATTGGCGGACATCGTGCATGACCCCGACTTGGTGCTCAAGACCAAGCTGAGCAGTGATCAGATTGAGCGTGACCCTGATGGCACGGTGGTAGTCGTCGATGGCTACCAGCGCACACCTGTTAGCGAATGGGCCAAGACGCTACCCGCCTGGATGCAAAAGCAACCCAAGCCGCAGGGTAGTGGCGCACCATCTGGCCGCAGTAACGGTGACGCCACTTTTGGCATCAAAAACCCGTTCCTGCAAGAGTCATTCAATTTGACCGAGCAATCACGCCTGTTCCGCACCGACCGTGATATGTACAACCGATTGAAAGCTGCAGCAGGACGTTAATATATTTGCAACCGGCTGCGCTGGGTATCTAAGGGCTGCGCCCACAATCAACCAATCCCCTGAGGTTTCATCATGGCGACCCTTCGCTCTGATGTCATCATCCCCGAGATTTTCACGCCTTACGTCATTGAGCAAACCACACTGCGTGATGCCTTCTTGGCATCCGGCGTGGTGCAGCCCATGGCTGAGCTGAACGCTGCAGAGGGTGGTGACTACATCAACGTTCCCTTCTGGAAGGCCAACCTGTCCGGCGATTTTGAAGTGCTGACTGACAGCACCTCGCTGACGCCTGGCAAGATCACTGCCGACAAACAAGTTGGCGTGATCCTGCACCGCGGCCGCGCCTTTGAGTCCCGTGACCTTGCAGCCCTTGCTGCTGGCGCTGACCCGATGGCTGCCATCGGCGCCAAGGTTGCCTCTTATGTGGCCAACCAGCGCCAGAAGGACCTGATCAAAACGCTGGAAGGCGTGTTTGGCGGTCTGACCTCCAACTCCGGCGCTGCTTTTGCTCCGCTGTCGTTTGACCTGAGCGGCATGACTGCCCTTGGCCCCCGCCAAGTGGCCAAAGCTCGTGCGCTGTTGGGCGATCAAGGCGACAAGCTCACCGCCGTTGCCATGCACTCTGCGGTCTATTACGACCTCGTTGAGCGCAAGGCCATCGACTACGTGACCAACACCGAAGCACGCGGTGGCGGCACTGTGGCTACCACTGGCATTGCTCCTGTGTTTGCAGGCAGCATCGCTGGTGCTTACGGCGGCGACAACCCCGTGCCCGCCTACATGGGCCTGCGTGTGATCGTCTCTGACGACCTGGCGCCCACCAGCACCAACTACCCCGTCTATTTCTTCACCCAAGGCGCTATCGCCAGCGGTGAGCAAATGGCGATGCAGACCGAAACCGACCGTGACATCCTCGCCAAGAGCGATGCCATGTCCATCGACCTGCACTACTGCTACCACCCTGTGGGCGCTAAGTGGGCCGTCACGACCCCCAACCCCACCCAAGCTCAGCTTGCCACCGTCGGCAACTGGACCAAGGTGTACGAAACCAAGAACCTTGGTATCGTCCGTGGCACCGTCACTTCTAACTTCTGAGGTAACTAACCATGGCGCAACCCTCCCAGTTTGAAATCAGCACTGAGCAGTACATCACTGCCAGTCATTTCATCGCCTCTTCTGTGGCTGACGTGCAGTTCTTCACCGCTCCGGTGAAGTGCGAAGTGGTAGCAGTGCGCGAGATCCACACTGTTGCTGGCACCGATGGCAGTGCCGTCACTGGCACCATCCGCCGCTGCCAAGGCACCGAAGCTGCTACAGCTGGCGATGATCTCCTCGGCGATACCAAGCTCGACCTCAAGGGCACTGCCCTGACCGAGCAGGCTCCTGCCCTGACCGCCACTAATGGCAACTTGGTGCTGGAAGCCGGCAACCGCTTGGCACTTGACGTGACAGGCACCACCACATCTCTGGCTGGTGTGATCCTGACCGTGCTGCTCAAGCGCGTCTGATGGGGCTGTTCGCTTTCCGGCGACTGCGTGATCAAGAGGCTGCCTCTTCGGAGGTGGCCTCATTTTCTATTGCAGAGCCAATGCCTACACTAGATGTAACGGAGCCTGACGATGGCAATCACGATCATCGCAACGCCAAACGCGGCAGACGCAAACTCATACCTGACGTTGGCTGATGCGCAGGCCATCATTGATGGCATGGTGCTAGATGCTGACGTGACAGTTTGGGCTGCCGCAACCACGGACAACAAAAACCGTGCGTTGTATTCCGCTGCGCAGAGGCTAGATCGTGAACGCTTTCTTGGTGCTCGCTCTACTGATACCCAGTCAATGCAATGGCCGCGAACTGGTGTTCGCAAGCCCGATACCTATATCAATACCTACGCGGTTGGATTTCCGTTTCGCATTACCACCGACTACTTTGCCGACAACGAAATCCCAGATCAAATCAAGCGCGCGCAGGTGGTGCTGGCCGTTTACCTTAACAACAACCCAGACGGCCTTGGCCTTAGCGGGCTGGAAGACTACAAAAACGTCAAAATCGGCAGCCTAGATGTGACGCCTAACCTTGGCTATGGCGCCGTTGGCGTTGACAAGGTACCGCCGATCATGGAGCGCTATTTGACAGGGCTTAGAATCAGCGGACCAGGTAACGTTGCGATCAAACGGAGCTGACCATGGATCGGTCTTATAGCATCGGTTTTGAATACATCGACGATACCGCTGCGCATACCGGCCGCTTCTGGCAGATCTACGCCGTGGCTGATGCCGTGATCGCCAGCGCAGTGATTGAAAACCAAACTGGCAATACGTTTGCATCAGTGCCACTCAAGGCGGGCGATTCCATTTCTGGCGTGTTTACCAGCGTCACATTGGCTTCCGGCAAAGTTGTTGCATACAAAGTGTGATGACATACGTTCTCCCTGGCGGCGGCGATGCATTTCCCAGGCAAGGGCTTGACATCCCAACGCATGACTGCATTGTTAACACTTACGATGCCAGCAACAATTTGCTGACTGCAACGTACAAGCGCGGCGGCACTAGCGGCAAAGTCGTTGCTGTTTTAACAATGACATACGACACCAACAACAACATGCTGACCGTTGTGCGGAGTTAACTTGTGGCATTTAAGCTAAATCCATTTACCAGTCAGCTTGATACCGTCCGCAATCAATTGCTGTGGGGGTCGTTTTATGACACAACACAGCAAATTGCCGCAGCAGCCAATACGGCGTACTCAGTTGCCATTGGCTCAACAGATCCAGACAGCCAAGGCATCAGCATTGCCAGCGGTTCGCGCGTTACGTTTTCCCGCAGTGGTGTTTACAGCATCATTTATTCGGTCCAATTTGTAAATACCAGCACATCGATTCACGACATCAACATCTGGCTACGCAAGAATGACAGCGGCGCCAGTGGTGATGTACCTGCGTCAGATAGCAAATTCAGCATCATTTCAAGACATGGCAACGTTGATGGCCACGTTATTGGTTGCGTGAACTATGTTCTAAAACTTGCCGCTAATGATTACTTAGAATTGATCTGGTCTACCACAAACGTAGCAGCTAGCATCCAATCACTGCCATCGTCGCCATCAGGGCCGGCGCATCCATCTATCCCTGGCATTATCCTGACTGCAGTGCAAGTGGCCTGATGTCTTTAGCTAACCCGCTACGCAAGGTTGCCAGCAAGCTGATGGCACGATTTGGCGGTGAGGCGACCATCCGCCGTGTCACGATGGGTAGCTACAACCCAACAACTGGCACTGCCGCTGAGACCACTGCAGATACCACAGTGCGTGGCGTATTGGAAGATGTCAGCCTGCGTGAGGTGAACGACCTTATCCAAGCTGGCGACAAACGGTTAATGATTGCAGCGGTTGATTTGGCCAGCGCACCGACTACAGCCGATCGCGTCATCATTGCAGGTCGTGCGCTGCAGGTGATTGAGGTGCGGACCATTGAGCA